GTTTCCCAGTCACGATCATAAGCAGGAAGGGCCATAAATGCGTCCTGAGCGTCTAAAACGACCTGCAATGACTCAGCATACGTCTTAAGGCCAGATACGTCCATATACGAAGGTTCTGAGCGTTTTACGTGGTCTAACACACCAGTCGAAGCATACTTTTTAAGAATATTACCAATATCACACTCTTCAGCAAAGTACTGAACAGTTTTAGTTGGATTATTAAAATACTTAGCAAATTTACGCTTAGCGGGCTTAGGAAGAGCATCTAAATCATCTTTAGAACACTTTTTAGGCATTATTTACCTCCAGCAAAAGGAATTAGTTTAGAAATATTTTCAATAACACGATCCGTAGGTCGGAAAGCAGCATTGATATCAGTAAGCTTAGTATTGGCAGCAATATTTTCAGCCTGAGCACGAGTAGCAGCAATCTGAGCTTTAGTAAGCTTTAGAGCGGCTCGAGTACGAGCCATCTCAAGAGCAGAAGAGGAAGCCTTACCAACAGCATTCTCCATAGTAGGAGCTGCTCCTGTAGGAGTAGAAGCAGCAGAACGAGTAGAAGCAAGATAAGGATTTATTCCAGCATTAAGCATATCCTGGACAGCTCTTTGATGAGCTGTACCAGACATTCGCTCCTGAAAATCCATTTGCTCACGAGCAATCTTCAGGTTAGTAGCATTGGTATGACGCTGTCCGTAATATGAAGCAAGACCTCCAAGACCAGAAATAGCACCAGATAAAAAATCCATAAAGACCTCCTAGAAGTGATCAACAAGGCCAGGAACACTGTAAACAGGCATAGGTCTAGCACACTTAAGTTTAATGAACGAATCAAATAAGAAATCAGGGTAATCTCCAGTTACAGAAACAACACGAGAAATTGGAGGATCTTCTTCAATGAAATCAGCATTCAAAGTAGGAAGAGAACCAAAATCTTGGGAAAGATGCCAAGTATCTAAAGTCAAAGGAGCCGCATTAGAACGGAATCTACCAGTAATTTTAGAAGGCTTATAACGATATTCAGCCCAACGCTCTTGGTAACCAAAGACATTATCATCAACAGCAGTACCTTGAGTGTAAATCTCTTTGTTAAGAACAGCCTGCTCACCTAAATGAGAAAGAACAGGTAAATAAAAATCAAATCTATCAGAACGAGACCATAGACGATCTAAACCTTGTTGATAAGTAAGATCAGCACGAGCAGAAACTAAACCGATAATGTAAGAATGTTCAGTGAAAGACTTAGTAAAACCGACATTATTAGCATGAGCAGTACTAAAACTAGCAAGATCAGCAACCTCACCATCAGAAGGACCAGGGCCAGGAGCAGACTGAGGAACTACATGATAGAGTAAAGGGGTGGTACCACCACCAAGATATTCAGGCCTCTGAAGACGAGCATCAGGACTTATAACACCAAAATGAGAACGAATAATCTCAGTATAACGGGTACCACCACGAGCATCGCGTTCATATAATTTTTGAATTTGAAAAGACTCACGAAGCTGGTTAATAGTAGCTGCAGTAGCAGTAGACAAATCAGCACGAAGACCAATCTGACCAGCAGTATTAGACCAAGAAACAGGATCATTTGAAGTAGGAGAAAGACTCCACTGAACAGAAGTATTAGCATTAATAGACTTCAAGGGAGAAATAGTAGCGCCAGTATTAAAATAAGGAACATCTGTGGTACCAGGAGTAGTCGTATCAGGTACAACAGGGGCATACGTACCTAAAGGAAGAGAAACAGCAGTACCTTTCTGAGGCCAAGGTAAACAAGAAGTAAAATAATCATAACGCTTACCACGAAGCTTCAAAACGAAATCAGTATCAACATCAGGACCATCATCAGTAGGAAAAGGAACACTATCGACGAGGTTTTCATCACGATACCACTCATTAAAAATTAAATTATAAGCTCTAAAAGGAAGAGAAGAGGTAGAAAAACCATCAACACCAGTAGGAATACCGAAATAATCAGCTAAAGAATCTGTAGCATAACCACCAGTTGGAGCAGGCACAGTAGGAATAAGAAAATCTGTACTATCACCGGGATCGGTCTGTGCACCATTAAACTTTTCCCAATTATCCCACAGGAGACGTAAAGGAACAGCAAAAAAATGTACATCCAAATACAAGTTATCCATAAGAGGATCTTGTAAAGTAGCAAGACGGGCAAATATATCAGCATGACAGGCAAAAGTATCACCAGGAAGAGCCTCATCTAGAAAAAAAGGAATTAGCTTACCAGCATCAAAAGTAGTCTTGTAAGCGTGTGAACGATCAAAAGTAGATCTTGGTATATTAGCTTGAGGGGAACGGGAAAACGTGTGGGACATCACACTAGGTAAATTTTTCATCTACACTCCATTTAAAAGTTAAAATAAAAACTGGAGTGTAGAGAAAAAACTATATAAACAAAACTAAAATCAAAAAATGGAAACTAGCTTTCAGATAAAGAAGACTTTAGTTCCAACAACACACAAACTGACTCAGGAGACAAAGTAGGTGCAAATTGGGCATCAGTATCATCCCAAGAACCAAGATGAAAAAGAGTATAATCTTCTGGGTGTTGAGATAAAGCAGATTTAGGATCCAAAACAGCATCACCTAAGACACGTTTTGCTTCACCAATAGACTTCAAAAAGAAAGGAGGCATATAGGCCTCAATTTTAGAATCATAAATAGAAAAAACTTGCAATTTCATAAATCCTCATTAGGTGTAGGTTTAAAATAAGACCACGGATCATCGTATAAAAACGATTTATCAAAGTCAAGAGTAAGAATGTCAAGAGGACGTTCCCACAAAGAAATCTTTTTATCAACCAACTTATCACGAACAGTAAGACGCTCAAAATCAGGATCACAAGGAGCTTTAAGAACATCAGATAAATAATACTCAAACAACTCAGGCTCATAATCAGCACAAAGATCACGATAGTAACGAGGAATAGGATGCTTAATAGTTTTATCACCACAAATAGAAACAATAAAACCAGTAGTAAAAATATCAACGATATTATCCAAACACCACTGTTTACCAATACCATTAGAAGAAACATTAAACTCGGGACGACGTTCACAAACAGAACCTGTAGAAGGGTCATAGACATTGTAATGATTAAGATTAGAAGACTTCTCTTTCTTAAGGGAATAACGAGCAGTATAAGCAGCACTATCAGAAGTCAAATGACCTAAAGTACAAAAACCTTTAGACCAAAGCTTAGAAATAATAGAAGAAGTATACAAATTGTACTTCTCACCTGTACTAGAATGAGTACAAGCACGATGTACAACAAGATCAGAAGGCATAAAACCAAAAACTAAAAGATGCCAATGAGGACGACCAAACTTAGAACCATACTCACCACAATAAAAAAAACGAATCTTACAATCAGAATTACGATAAGAAATATGACGACGAAGACGCTTAATAAAACCTTGAATATCCTCAACATGAAGAGAACGATCAGAAGGTAGATGAGAGTCATCATAAGTCAAAGTAAGAAACATACCAGAATCATGATACTTCATTTCATGAGTGGCACGAAGAGCCCATTGTGAAGCACGGGCTAGACGACAAGAGGTACAAGAACCGCAAGGTAAATAAAACTCAGCTTCCTTAGAACGACGAGGCAATATTTTAATGCCTGTAGAAGTACGTAAGGCTGGCATTAAATTAGTACACGACATAAACTAAGCCTGCATTGTTAATGTGTTTGTTAGACCCAGGTTATAGATCTGGGTCTTTTTTTGTCCAAAATTAAATTCGAAATCCACCTCTCATAGGATGAGAATGGATATTTCTGCGATGAATTCTGCGAGCAGTTCTTCTAAAAAGTTTTCTACTGTGATGACGCTTCATTCTATGTCTTCTTCTTCGGTACAAAATAACCTCCAATTATAAAGATTTGTTAAAGTTAAAACACAAAATTCGTGGATTTTGTGTCACTGCGCACATATATATCAAGTAGAGCATGTGCGCGATGCTTGTTTTTTTTCAAAAAAAA